AAAATGAAATTCATTCTTACTCCTGTCACTATTGTATCACCATATGATAAATCATTCGTTTATGGATTAGCTGTAACTAAAAAATTCTTAGAAGAATTTGGCTTACCTAATACGATGGGTGTATCGATAAATAAAATGAAAAAAAATGGATATGATATCTATTTTTCATTCAAAGAAAAAATAGATATAAATAATTTAGTTATATTATATTGTGATGCTTCGTGGTCTGAATTAACTGGGATATTCCCGCCACAATTTTTGAATGCTGATGATGAAGATTTTTTTGATTATCTGATGATATGGGCATTTCCATTTGAATATAAAATTTTAGAATATGGAGATGAGGATCCTATAACATATAGAAAGCCTGTTAAATATGAAGTTGAAGTAGTATAAATTATGAATCGAATATAGTTCCAATTATTGGTTTCATTAATCTATTATATTCTATAGCACTTTTTAGACTACCAACAGAATAGCTCACCTTATCCAAATTAGATGATGATATCATTTCTTGTGTTAATTGTTGTAATTTCATTCTCAGATCGTTATACACCCTCAAATCTCTTAATACTTCCTCGTATGTTTCTATTGTAGCTTCGTCTGTATTTTGTAAATCCAGCATTTCATATTGATCCGCATAACTATTTAATTTCTGTAATACATTATCAATATCATCAATATTTTCTTTTTGTAAAGAAATAAAATCTTCAAATAATCTGGGGTAAGTATCAATCATTGATTCCAATTCTGTAACTGTTTCATCATTCATTTTTTTAGAATATTTATTTAATTGAACAATATTTTCGTGAATATTCTTCATTACTTCGATAGGATTAACTAATATTTCACTTAGTCTAACAATAGGATATGAAACTAATCCTAACGAGGAACTTATAGTTGACCCTGTAGTACTCATTAACTGAAATACATGTTCTTTATAATCTGAAGATGGATCTTTAGTAAATGTCATGATTTCATTTTGATATTCTAAAGCCAATCCGCATACAGAAGGATCGATACATCTATTATAACCTACTTTAATAGTATTGGGAATGATAACAAATGATTCCTTAATAGGTGAATAACTAGAAGTCATAGAACTTGACTCATAATCATTCATATCTATCCAAACAAGAGCATTTTCACCTCTTTTTGTGACTACTTTTATAAATGTGCCAATTTTAGAAATTGGTATGAAATCTAATTTAGTTAACATATCATATACATCAACAATAGTTTGGGTATGTGATGTTGTACTAGTAATCTGAGTAGTGATTGTTGTATCAGTAGGCTCATTAGTTGTTGTTGTCACTGTTTTTTTATGACTACCTCCTCTTTTCTTAGCTGGAGGCTGAGCTGGAACTGGAATAGGAACAAGTGGAGTTGCATCTATATCAGGTACTATAGATGTTGATTGTTGTTTCTTTTTGGATTTTGATGATTTGACTGGAACTGGAACTGGAACTGGAACTGGCGTTACATCTTTTGGGACAGATACTCTTTTCTTAGTTTTTGGAACTGGAGATGATTGAGATTGCTGTGTTGATGTTAAATCAGGAGTAAGAATAACTGTTTGAGTATCTGATGGAATAGAAGAAGATACACGTTTAGGCATTTCCTTATTTTATGCTACTTTGATATATTTTTTAATGAAAAAAAATTGAATTATAATTAATATATTATTAATTATATTAAATAATCCTATATTATATATCGACTAGGAATGGATAAATGTTTTGCATGTAGTAATGATGCTGACTATATCTTACCTTGTTATCATAAAATATGCAGTGTTTGTCTAAATGATATAACCGATGGTGTATGTCATTATTATCCCGACGATTCATGTGATAAACAGTGTGGTAATATATTCGAACAAGACGATATATTGGAAATAAATAATAATAACCCAATTATAGAAATATGTCCTATTCATAATAAGGAATATACTAAGATATGTAAGTGTGATCATATATATTGTGATCATTGTGGAGATTCCTGTAGCCACTCACGCGATGTATGTAGTATAGAAGATTGGAAAAAACGAACAATAGCAGAAATTGAAAAATTCAAACTCAAATTAACTAACAAAATTAATGGATTGAAATGTGTTATTGAGATGATACAATATTGTGATAAGTCATCACCAGATATTAAACAAATTGAAGATATAGTGGATAGTACTTTTGTAGATATTAGCCATATTGACAATTTTAATCAGTTTATTGATAATACTCCAATTTCTAATCTAATAAAAAGGAAAAATGCGATATTAAATATTAATATAAATATTCAAATAGAATTAATTAGTAATCCATTAATGGACTATATTAAAATTATTATCGAAAATGACGGAGATATTCATGCTAATAATGATTATGTACTTATACGTGCATCATGTCATGGTAATTTATCTATGTATGAATCACTCATAGAAAGTGCAGCATATATCCATTCATGTAATGAACGTACACTTCGTTGGGCATGTTCAAATGGACATTTAGCAGTTGTTGAATGTCTTATCAAGTATGGCGCAAATATTCATGCTAATAATGAAGAGGCGCTTCGTGGAGCATCATATTATGGTTATTTAGATGTCGTCAAATGTCTAGTATCACATGGAGCAGATATTCATGTATATAACGAACAAGCGCTTTACTTGGCATCCTGTAATAGTAAGTTAGCTGTTGTTAAATGTCTTGTTGAACATGGAGCGGATATTAATGCTTTTGATGGTCGAGCACTTAAAATGGCATCGATTTGTGGACATTTAGATGTTGTTAAATATCTTGAAGAAAAATTGAATATTTAATATTATTAATTAATAATAATATTGACTTTGTCTCCATAATGGAAGAATATACTGAACTATGTAACAAACATAATAAGGAATATACTAAAATATTCAACGATAAAATGTATTGCGATAAATGTGATTTTACATTGGGAGTTAAACATATTAATATAGATGATTGGAAAAAACAGACATTAATAGAAATGGAAAAATTCAAATCTAGATTGAATACTAAAATTAAAGGATTAACTTGTATAGCAGATATAATTAATAAATATGATGAATCAATTATAAAACAGATTGAAAATATAATAGATACTATTTTTGTAGATTTTAGTCATATTGATAATTTCACCAAAATGATAAATGATAATAATATCCCAATTTCTCATATGATAAAAAGAAAAAATCAGATATTAAATAATGAACTTGTTATATCAATAAATAAGACAGATAAAATAGATAAATATTTAATTGAATTTATCGATATTATAATTACTAAAAATAATGGAGATATTCATGCTAATAAAGATGAAGTACTTCGATGGGCATCTTATCATGGTTATCTAGATATAGTTGAATGCCTTATATCTCATGGAATAGATATTCATGCTAGAAAAGATGGAGCATTTAGATCAGCTTCTCGTAATGGTAATTTAGCAGTTGTTGAATGTCTTATTAAGAATGGAGCCGATATTCATGCTGAAAAAGATAATGCACTTATGTCAGCTTCTCGTAATGGTCATTTAGCAATTGTTGAGTGTCTTATTAAGAATGGAGCCGACAGGGCTACGCCCAATCTTGGCGTAGCAGCCGATATTCATGCATGTAATGATGACGCACTTCAATGTGCATCATGCGATGGCCATTTAGCGGTTGTTGAATGTCTTATATCTAATGGAGCTGATATTCATATTCATAATGATTCTGCACTTCGCTGGGCATCTTACGGTGGTCATTTAGCTATTGTTGAATATCTTATATCTCATGGAGCCGACACCGAGCTATGCTCGGATAGCGAAGCTATCAGGGCTACGCCCAATCTTGGCGTAGCAGCTGATATTCATGCTGGTCTGGCTTCGCCAAGACCCGACAAAGTCGGTAATGATGATGGATCACTTAGATATGCGTCTCAAAATGGTCATTTGGTTGTTGTTGAATATCTTATTAAGCATGGAGCTGACATTCATGCTAAGAATAATGAAGCACTTCGCTGGGCATCCATGTATGGCCGTTTGGCTGTTGTTGAGTATCTAAAACAAATCATGAATAATTAATTATTGATTGAAATATTTATATAATTATATATAAATAATAAAATGGAATTCATAGATTTACCACATGAGATAATATTTAATATTTTCAAATTTATATCATATTACGATATAAAAAATATATGTGAAGTACACCCACTATTAAAAAAATTATTAGAGTGTGACTATTTCACTAATAATATAGCTAAATATAGTATAACGTATAATGATGCTAATATAGTTAGACAAATGTATCTGGATGTTAATCATGGAGATTATTATCTTCGTACAAATTCATTAGATATTTATATAATGTATTACTATGGAGAGAAAAAATTATATGAACGAAAAAAGTACGACGGTAAACATCTCATTCAATATATTAGAAGTGCGTATGAAAATAATATAAGGATTATACACACCGAGAATATTTTGGATAATCTGATTATAGACAAAAAATTAAAAAATGATATATATCATGGTATGTATTATAAAAAATTCATAAAACAAAAGAACAAAGATGGTACATTTATCACTGATAATCTAGTCATAGGAAATATGAATGAAGGCATTCCAACTGGCCAATGGAATTTTATAGATTATTTCATATTTAATATAGATGAGAACAAATGGGAATATCAGACTAAAGTAACAGGTAATTTCGATAACAACGGATTAAAAACTGGACCGTGGAATTTCCATCTAAATGGGATAATCGTTCATAACAATCTTATTCTAACAAGAGTTGATGGATATATGGAGAATGATTATCCTATTAATAAGTGGATTTGTTATTATACAACTCCTACAAATGAATTAATACAAATTGAAGAAGATGGAAAAAGAATTTATTATTTTCTTTTTTATATCAAATACGATGTATTGTACTTCATCAATCAAAGTATTCCTATATAAATATATTATATTATATATTAGTTATATATAATGTCGGTATAGTTACATTCAATTGAATATATAAAAGTTAGTTTATCTATATTAAAATAAAGATGGTTAGAACATATAATGATTACGTTGAGATATTTGCTGAAAAGAAATGTATATTACTTACTAATGAAAAGGATTTATATAGTACCGAGAACATTTATACATATACTGTTAAATATACTGCGTCTTGTGATCATGAGAATACTTGTATTCTTAACCATTTTATATATGATAATAGTGGTATAATATGTAAGAAATGCACTTACAAGAAAATGAGTGAAACGTTATCACTTATGCAGACAGAAAATCCAAATATTACTCATAAAACCGAATATGAAGGATTAAAATATTTACATAGTTTATTAAGTTCAGAATACAAATTAGAAAAATCAAATGAAGGTGCGTTGGCTGATGTACATTAAATAAGAAGCCGCAATATAAACCTTACGAAAAAGGGGATAATGATTTTTATTGGTTTTGGGTCCCTAATGAAAACGATTTCTATTTATTTCCAGAAAAAGTATTAATAGATAATAAATTAGTTCAAGAGAATAAAAATATACGTATGACAATAAATGAAAAACGTTATCCATCATATAAATATTCATTCAATGATCCACAATTAAAAGAAAAACTTACTCTACTATTTTCTTCAACTAAATAATAAATAAATATTATGTATTACATCATTTATATAATTATTAATAATAATTATATAATTTTATATAATGGTTTACATAACTATCCATTTTTTTCCACACTGTGCACAGGAAACCAAATCGCTCATAGGCTCATCGCTCGAACGCAACTGTTTTTGACGCGATACTGTCTTCTTTGAACCGCAGCGAGGACATTTATAAATTCCTTCACTTACTTCGATTTGTTCTGTTAATGCTCTCAATTCAATCTTTTCAGCCACTCGAACATTATCTAATAGATTATTTTTTTCCATTATTAATGAAGGATTATTTGATGATATAGATGTTGATATAATTGAGATAGCTTCATCGACATTTTTTAATGCCATAATTAAATCTAAAGATTCCAGTATTGAAGTTGCGGATAATGATGAAAATAATTTAGTTAATGTATCTCTTTGAGAATTTGATAAAGTAATAGGAAATACCGATTTGAAGTATTCATTCCAATTAATTTCCTCTTTTTTTATAAGTGTATCGCTATTTTGAGATTGATACTTGAAATACTCGAGTAATAATTTTAAATTGTTATCATCTATATCATCTTCTGTAATTGGAGAAGGTCGTTTGAATTTAGATGATGATGATGTCATTTTTGTATTTATTCATTTTTTAATTATTTTTTAATTCAATTATGATAATTATTTTTTATAATTATTAGTATATTATTGTGTTTTCATCAAATCATTGAGTTTATTTTGAATATCAAGAAGTTGTTTTTGAAGTTCTTCAATTTCCTCATTTTTTATATGATTGTTAAGTAGTTCAACCATATCATTGTCATTATTCTTAGATGCCCATTTAAGTGCATAATCGTCATTTGCATGAATATTAGCCCCATTCTTAATAAGACATTTAACAACAGCTAAATGACCATTAGAAGATGCCCATTTAAACGCTTCATAGTTCTGAGCATTAATATTAGCCCCATTCTTAATAAGACATTCCACAACGGCTAAATGACCATTAGCAGATGCCACGCGAAGTGCTAACTCGTCATAAACATGAATATTTACACCACTAGCTATAAGACATTCAACAACAGCTAAATGACCTTTCTCAGATGCACGTAAAAGTGATGAATTATAATAAGCATTAACATCTGCATCGCCAAGATGGCGCCAGCCGTCGGCTGCTCCGTTCTTAATTAGGCATTCAACAACAGTTATGTGTCCTTCGTCAGATGCACAGCAAAGTGCCGCATCATTACGAGCATGAATATCGACTCCTAATTTGATAAATGCTTCTACTAATTCAGTATGACCGTCTTTTGCTAATTTGATAAAAATCTCATCATTGTTCTGACGAAGATTAATATATTTAGAGATAATCGTCAGAGTATTAAAAAGATCGTTATTGGAAGCCATTATTATTGATTTATATAGTTAAGTATTAGATGTTATTTAATTAAATATTCAATTAGACTCGATTGATATATTAACTGATTCCAATTAATTAATAATTATTTTTTATAATTATTTATTATATTATTGTGTTTTCATTAAAACATTGAGTTTATTTTGAATATCAAGAAGTTGTTTTTGAAGTTCTTCAATTTCCTCATTTTTAATATGATTATTAAGATATTTAACAACATCCTTATGACCATATTCAGATGCCCAGCGAAGTGCCCAGTCATTCTGAGCATGAATGTCGGCTCCATTTGATATAAGATACTCCACAATTTCTAAATGACCATTCACAGATGCTCCAATAAGTGCATACTCATCATTGGCATGAATGTCACATCCATTATATATAAGAAGTTTGACAACAGCTAAATGACCATTCTCAGATGCATATCTAAGTGCTTCATCATTTTGTGCATGGATATTCGCTCCATTCTTAATGAGACATTCGACAACATCTAAATGACCATCATAAGATGCTCCAATAAGTGCTTCATCATTTTGTGCATGGATGTCTGCTCCATTCTTAATAAGATATTCAACAATAGCTAAGTGGCCATTATTAGATGCCCAGCGAAGTGCATAATCCCCATAAACATGAATATTTACACCACTAGCTATAAGACATTCAACAACAGCTAAATGACCTTTCTCAGATGCCCATCGAAATGCTAAATCATCATCAGTATGAATATCTGCTCCTAATTTGATAAAGGCTTCCACTAATTCCACATGACCATCTTTCGCTAATTTGATAAAAATCTCATCATTATTTTGACGAAGATTAATATATTTCGAAAGAACGGTCAGAGCACTATAAAGATCCATGAATTATTGATTAATATAGTTAAATATTTACTGTTATTTAATTAAATATTCAATTATACCTAATAATTATTTTTTATAATTATTATTATATTATTGTGTTTTTATCAAAGCATTGAGTTTATTTTGAATATCAAGAAGTTGTTTTTGAAGTGCTTCAATTTTCTCATTTTTAATATGATTATTAAGATATTTAACAACATCCTTATGACCGTATCTAGATGCATATTTAAATGCATAATCATCTTGAGCATGAACATCTGCCCCATTTTTGATAAGATATTCCACAACAGACATCAAAAATAGAGTAATTAGATTAATCACTCCACTTCCTTCTTCATTTGAAGAATTTAACGAGCACATGTCGCTGCCCGTGTTCAAACAGAACAATTTTCTTTCTATTCCTTCATCTA